GTTCTTCTTCAGATTTTTTTAAGTATATGTCTACTGCCTGCAGTGCCTTCTGTCTAAACTGTTCAATAGTAACAACATTGATAACAACCAATCGTTCTAAGTCAATGCCACGGCTTTTAAGAAGAGACTTGTTAACTGCTGCTTCAGTGTCAAAGTACAGACAGTAACTACCAGGATTACTATCCAGAAAATTCTTAACCACAGCGAGACTAAAGAAAGTCTTGCCAGTAGAAGACTCACCAGCAATGGCAGTAATCTTATTCCCAGAACAACCACCAAATATACTACCTGATACGAGTCCGTTAAAAATGTACGAACCTGTGTCCACATAAGTTTCTGTGTCGTCGATGTCTGATGCGAGTTGGGTATAGTCATCACCAATCTCTTTTACAATCTCTTTTAAAAAATCCATTAAATAACAATTCCAAATTCTTCACGGGCAATTTTTTTGTAAGGTCCGCCTGGGTTAGCATCACGGATATCCTTAATCCTTTTCAGTTTTTGATAAAGGGCAGCATCTCCTCCGAGACGCATAGCACTAATAATAGTGCCAAGTTCTTTGTCGTTAATAGGTAGGTCCATTAGGAGAAAAATAATTCCAGGTTTACAGTTTTTTCGACATTCCAACCAATCGCATCAAGAATTGATTTCAGTGGTTCGACAAAGGACTTCTCAAATTGTAAGTCATAGTCTATGTACTTGTCAAGGTTGAGTTCTTTAGGGAACTCTTGAATGAATGATATTACATTCTCATGAATAATATTTGGTTTCTTTAGATAACAAAATTTAATCTTTTCTCCATTTTGGATAAGAGAATACTTATTATCAAGTTTATTCTTTTTGATATAGTGATTAAACAACAATGCACCACGACAGTGAATGGGAGTTCCCTTAGAATAAATGTTCGAGGAAGATTTATACTTTACAACATCCGATACCGAACGTGGGAATGATATCTGTTCAGGTGGAAGTTTTTTAAACTTAACCCTACAATCATCAATAAAATGAATAACATCTTCTTCAGTGCCGGTCATCATCAATTGCAAAGCATCCTTAATCATCTTCCTACAAGGAGCAGGAGTAGATGATTTGACAGCCTCAATGCCCATCATCTTAAGTTTAGGTTCTTCGTATCGAACACCTTCACTATCCCACACGTTGAGAATATATCGCTTCTTCGCAGTCCAGATGCCACGATCAGCAATATTCTCACGCTTCATTTGCATTTTTTGGTCATATGCCGATACATAGTCCGCCAGGTTCTGGTAACACTGGTCGATGTACGGTTCCAATTTGTCACTACAGACCATATCAAGTAACTCCACAACTTTTGCTTTGTCGCTAGACTTATTAGCAAGAAATTTATCAACAAGAGGTCCAAGATTAAGATAAATTGAATCTGTGTCAGATGCAATTACGTAGTCCTCGTCAGTTGTAGACAACAGTTTATTTAGATACTGGTTCATCTTACTCTCAATCCAACGGATAGAGACTTGACCAGAAAGCGTAATCGCCTCCGCATTGGCCAGTTTATAGTACCTAAAATACTGATTACCGATAGCACCATAAGCAGAGTTGAGTGAGATCTTCTTAGCCATCTGGATATTGTTGCACCGGGCAATCTCTTTCTCCAGTGTCTTAGTGGGTGTCTTCTCATATTGCTGCTTTGCTTGAAGCATTCGCTTCTTGAAGATTACCCGTTCGTTATACATCTTATCCATAAGTTCTGGTAGGAACCCACGAACATCTTTGCGGTACATTGCCCCATTGGCACATACAGCATTATCTTTGTACAACTCAAAGTTTATCTCCTCATCAAGGATTCGGTCAACACTAGCCGTGGGATGACGTTCGTCAAGGAGTGTCTCCGGGGAGATGTTGTACTGCATGATAAGATGAGGGTAGAGAGAGTTAAGGTCAAAAGACACAACCCAATCATACTTTCCTGGAACCGGTTCCTTAACGTAAGCTCCTGCGTATTTCTCATTTTTATCTGAGCGAATCTTTGGGGGAATAACAATGTCACGTTTCTTTAAATAATTAAAAATAATGTTGTCCCACATACGAACCTGATAAAACACGTCCGCATAGTTGACTTTGGCATCGTATGCCATAGTGAGTGCCAACTCAATCAATTTCATCTTGTCTTCCAGTCGGTCAACAAGTTCCACGTCAACGATATTATATTCAATATACTTCTGCCACCCATGAGTGTAGAAATCCTTAAAGGTTTCAAACTCAGAGTGATCTAGTTTCTTTTGTCCCAGTTCTACTTCTGCGATATAGTCAAGACGATATGATTCTTGTGCTTTATATGTAAACTTCTTGTATAAGTCAAGGTAGTCAAGTTGAGTCAACCCACCAACGTCAAAGGTTGTTTGTTTTCTACCCTGAATATAAACCTCTCCTTCAGTAACAAGTCCCCAGTTTGAAAATCTCTTCATCAACTTCTCACCCAATACACGATTGAGTCGCTTACAGATGTATGGAATATCATACATCTGAATATTCCATCCAGTCACAACATCAGGAACATCCATCATCCAAAAATTAATGAAGTGACTTAGTAGTTCTTGCTCTGTTGGACAGTGATAGTAAGTAACATTCTCCTGTTTATTGAAAAAAGGTTTTATACCCCAAGTAGTAATCTTTTTTGTATTATAATCCTGAATAGTAATGGCAAGGATCTCTTCTGATGCAGATTCTACATCAGGGAATCCCCTTTCAGATGCAGTCTCAATATCAATGGTTACAAGTTTGATCTGACTAATGTCAAACTTGATTTCATCTTGAGGATACTTTTCTGAAATATATTGGTAGATGTATCGATCATTACCATAAATGGCAAATCCCTGAACCTCATCATACTTCTTATAGAAGTCACGACAATCACGAACTGTACCAGGATGAATCTTCTCTACAGGTTCTCCACTTAATGTTCTATACTTAGTATCTTTCTTACTTTTCACAAATAGAGTAGGGAAAAACTCATCCCTAAACTCATACCTTCTACCATTCTCAACTCCACGAACGAGGAATTGATTACCAATTAATTGAACATTAGTGTAAAACTTCATTCGTCGTCGTCATTAAAAAAAGAACCGAATTGACCCCTACTACCAGGTTCTCTATTATCAAGAATATCCATAATTTCGTCAAACTTTTTAGTCTGCTCCATATCCATTAGGATTTCGGATAGTTGTTTGACCACTAAAGGTTTTTCATTTACTGCAGCCGATTTGATTGCGGCACGAATATGAGATTCTGCATCACACAGATGATCAAGAGTTTGTTTAGATAGTGCCATTACTTAGTCAGGTCCTCATACTTTTCGATTAGAGTTGGAGTCGGATCTACGATAGTGATAATCTTATCAGAACTAATCATAAAGACATCTTCTCTGGTTGCATCCATCATCCAAGATTCTAACATACCACCCTCTACTAGGAGAAATGGATTGGTCAGTTTACAGTCTGGTTCTCCAGGAACAGATGCAGCAACCTCATCAATTTGTGATACCAATACCTGGTTGTTCGTCAGTAGAATTGCTTTGATCGTCTTGTCCATAATTTAAAACATCCTCAGTGTACATTTTTTCTAATTGTTTGACTGGATTTACCATGGTTACTAACCAGTCGGAAGGAATTGGAATAACTTCATCTTCAGAAAGAGCAATCCAGGGAATCAAAGAAACTTCAAATCCTGCTTTCACCTCACTCTTTTTCTTATCAATAACTCCAGGATTCTTCATTTTTACTAAACATGGTCTACGAAGAAAATAACCAATGACTTTTTGTTCTTCGTCTTCTCCGACAGCCATTTCATTTATGTCGGAGATTAGTTCTTCTCCAGACTTTAGAATCATAAGTTTAATAGTCATTTTCCACCAGTTTCGTATCCAAATTGGTCATCTTGTTCTTTTAGTTTACGTTGACGAATATCTTCGTGCAGTCTTGCAATGGCGGCACGAATTTCAGGAGTATCATCATATTCCCATTCATCATTCTTTTTATTCTTAAATGATTTCTTACCCATAGAGAGAGCATTCTTTTCACATATTTTACCAAGAAAAAAGAGGGGTGTCAACTGGATTTTGCCAGTTACCCCTCCGTCTGCGACGACGATATTCACTTCTATTTATTGGATTGCCAGGGGTTGCAATCGGTCAAGGATCTCACGATAAGCAGGAACAATATCGCCTTCATCATTCCT